TGCCTCCTGTGCCTCCCATTGCGCCCGTGAGACCTGTTGCACCCGTTGCGCCAGTGCCAGTCGCGCCTACGCCGCCCGTGCCTCCCGTTGCGCCCGTGAGGCCTGTTGCGCCTGTTGCGCCAGCGCCGGTCGCGCCAACGCCTCCAGTGCCACCGGTTGCGCCCGTAAGACCTGTTGCGCCTGTTGCGCCAGCGCCGGTCGCGCCAACGCCTCCAGTGCCACCGGTTGCGCCCGGAAGACCTGTTGCGCCCGTGAAGCCGGTTGCGCCTGTAAAGCCGGGGGGTCCTTGTGGACCTTCTGCCCCCTCGTCACCCTGAAGGCCCTGCAAACCTGATGCGCCACCGCCCGGACCCGTTGCGCCAGTCATGCCACCAGCACCCGATGCACCGACGTCGCCTATCGGACCGACGCCGCCTGTGCCACCGGTCGCGCCTGTGAGGCCGGTTGCGCCGGTTGCGCCGGGCAATGTCACGAGCGCAGGGATCACGGGAATATTCGTGATGATGGGAGCAACAGGGATTTTTGTGACAAGAGGGATTGCGTCAACTGGAACTGTCACCGAAACGACGGGAAGATCACTCATCAGTCGTTCTTCCCATCGCCTTCGGTGCCCTTTTCGGCATCCGGGTTAACGGGTGACGCACTGTACGTGATGGGTGGTCGAGGTCAGTACGTGCGGTCATAAGAGGAGCTTTCGATTGTTTGAAGATTATTGGATAGTTGTGAAGCTGATGATCACGACCCCGGAGCCACCGAGACCGCCGTTGCCGCCACCACCGCCACCAGTGTTGGCTGTTCCAGATGTTCCAGATTGGCCGCTTGCGCCGCCTCCGCCTGTGCCGCCTGTTGTCGGGTCAGACTGACCACCACCGCCACCACCTGCGTAATAGGTTAGTGTTCCGGTGATTGACGACGCCAACCCATTGCCTCCAGCGCTACCCGAGGCGTTCGCGCCAGCTCCTCCACCGCCACCGGCAGCATATTCAGGACCAGCGTTGACGCCATTGCCAGCACCATAATTGCCTTGTCCAGCAGTGATCGCGCCTTGGTATGTCGTACCATTGCCACCACCACCACTGCTTCCGCCGCTGCTTCCATTGGAATTGCCAGCGCCGCCGCCACCGCCGCCTATTGCAGTAGCTATCGTGCCGAGAACGGAGTTAGTGCCATCGGTGGTTAGAGCACCTCCCGAGCCGACTGTTATGGCTGTAGTGCCACTGGCGATCGTAGCTGAACCGGAGAGAAGACCCCCGGCCCCGCCACCACCACCATTACCACCACCATTACCACCTCCGCCACCTCCTGCCACCACAAGATACGATGCGGTGAAAGGTTTGTTGGACGTTAATGATCCACTCCCATTGAACGTGATAACGGTGTTCGTGCCTACAGTGGTTACGGTGCCACCTGTATTGGTGACGGATAGCGCTGGCGCAGCTACACCAGCCCCTCCGTAAGCACCGACCGAGAATGGACCGCCGCTTGGGACAGAGTTGCCGTAGAAGTCTTGCGTACCGGGATTGATGCTGAACTGCGTGAGCAGGTTCAGGCCAGCGCCAATCATGGGTGAGCCAGTGAGCAGATCATACGCGGTCGGGTTCGGCGGAGCGTAACCGCCCACCGTCCCTCCATTACCCGGGCTGACCAGCATCGGGTCGACGTCGAGGCCGACGTTGACGCCAGCAATCTTCTCTTGCCCTGTCGCGGTCTGCCATGCGGCGAAGCTAGAATAGCCCGTGCCGTTCCATGAGATTGAGAACGTTCCTAAGGCGAAGTAATCGTTGCCCGCGAACAGCAAGCCAGACGGGTTGGCTGAGGAATTGATGATCGGGGTGTCCGACGCCGAATAGAAGATGTTGTTGGCGACAAGGCCTGTCATGCCAGCACCTTGCAGACAGATAATCTGATGGCCTGAGCCGAGCGTCGCAAGGCTGGAATAAAACGTGTTGTTGTAAACGTTAGCATTCGTCAGAGTCGTGCCAGACGTTCCCATGCTGAGTCCAGAATAGAAGTTTCCAGTGGTGCCGTCGTTCTCGCTGATGCAGTTGCGGATTGTATTGTTGTTCCACGTCACGCCGCTATAGTTGTACATCAGGAAACCAACACCCTGATTGCCATGTGAATAGCAGTATTCGATTAGGCAATTGGTGCTGCCACCGTCGATGTCAAAGCCACCACCGTCGATTGTGTTGCCCGACACGTTGTTGTAGCTCTCACAAAGACTGATGGTGACGGAGTCACTCTCGTAGGTCCAGATGCCAACGGGGCCGTCGGGCGAAACTAAAAGAGCGCCATTGTTGAAAGCGACGACGTTTATGATCAGGCCCGTGTTCGTGGCCGATATGTAGCAACCGCTATAGCCATTGCCACTGACCACGCCGTTCTGATAGGTGACGTTGCTGTGCACCTTGACGCCTGATGCGTCCGATGACCAAACGCCAAGTCCTTCGCCGCCACAGCCAGAGATGACGAAGTTGCTGATTAGGACGTTATTGTAGCCTGCGCTGACACCGCCAACCGAGCCGTAGACGTAGAGGCCATCCGCACTAAAGCCGGTCAGGCTGAAATTCTGAACCGTGACATCGGTAAGCTGTCCAGACGAGGAAGAGATATCAACGGCATAATAGCTGTCCCCGGAGCTTCCGATACCAGAGAAATTGATGTTGTCTACAGTGAAGTAGGACTTATTGACCGCGACGACCGCTTGCGTTGACGCAAGCCCCGGCTGAAGCGTTGCCCTCCCGACGCCGTAGGCCGTGAAGATGATGCGAGCGACTACCGATCCGGATGACGGGATGATTAGCTGCTCTGCCCATGTCTGGCCACCGCAGAAGCCAATGACATCGCCCGGAACGAACGTAGATGCGTTGACCTTCGCCACGGTCAGCCACGGCGTCGAGAGGCTCTTGCCGTCATTGGTGTCTAGGCCGATTAGCGTGTTGACGAAGTAGTTAGGGGTGAAGCCGCCCTCCCCCGCCCCCACCGCTTTGTCGGCGATCTGGACAGCGAGCCGCTCGCGCCGGTTCTTCCGTGCAAAGTAAAGCCCCGCCTGCATTGCAGGCGAGAGCTTACGCCGTTTAGGAAGAGGGGGCTTGATCATACGAAGTCGCCTTTATGCGCGACCGCGTCAGGCCGCCGTCGATACGTTGACGTTATTGACCGGGCGCGTCGGTCGGCCCTGTCCCTGACCACGCCGGTTCGACCGCTCCATCGAGACATCGACTTGAGCCCGGTTTTCCTTGCCGAGCCCGGCCCGTTCGCGCGAGAGGTCGATCTGCGCTTGAAGATGCGCCTTGATGTTCGCAGCGGGTGTGATCGGAGGGAACTGCCGCTTGTGATCGTCATGCGCGCGAGCAAGTCGCTTTTCGCAGCGGACGACGTCCTGATGCGCTTCAGTCACCGCCCGCTGAGCAGCGAGAAGATTGGCCTCGGCATCGCGCACACGCCGATCGAGAATTTCCCGCGTCTGTTCGGTAGAGAAATCGTCGGTGTCGTCATGCGGCTTCGCCGCTACCCGGGTATTCTTTGCTTCGACCGGCGGCGTGGTGTTCTTCGCGAGAAGATCGCCGGGCTTGACGCGAACGAAACCGGGAATGGCCTCGTCGATCTGGGCGCGGGTAATGGTGTCGTCCTCAGCCAGTTTCTGAACTGCTTCGAGAGCCGGCGAACCGTCTTCGGTCCAGAGCGTCTCATCGCTGTTCTTGAATGTGGCGAGAATTTCTGCGATGGCTTTCTTGGGGGTCGTCATAGGTACCTCGTGGGGCTAGGTGGGGGAATTTCAAACAAGAGCGGATTTTGACACCGCTCCCGGTGATCTGCTTACACGGACCGAAGTGTCCCCTTCTTAGCCGCGCGCCAGCAAACCGTTATTACGGAAGCTGGGAAAGATTTGTCGCCGCCTTGACGCGGGCCGCGCCGTATGTCTCCAGTTTGGTGAAGATGATCGCAGACGTGCTCGACAGCCGGGTCGCCTGAGCGGCGAGGAAGGCGAGTTGCTGTTGCGAATGGCGCAGGCGCGCGTATGGAGCGCGGCGCATATGGTTGGCGTACTCGCGGGGCGAGGGACCGGTCTGACCTGAAAGCTGGTTTGCCATGGTGGTATCCTTCTAAGAGAAAAGCCCGCCCGGTTTAGTGGGCGGGCTCTGTGTACAGCGTGGCTTGACTAAATCGCCTGAGGCTAAACTACTTATGCCTCGCGGGTGATCAGCCGGGCCAATTTGATCTGCTTGCGCTCGGGGAACACGCGGACCCACGAACCGCTGTAGGCGAGGTTGTTCGCCGTCGCCGCGTTGGTCGGGCCACCTTCCAGAGCGGGCGAGCCGACATAGGCATGGCCGACCGGATGGATGCACCATTCGACGCGGTTGTAGAGAATATCGCTGCCGGCGCCGTTACCACGATCCGGGTAGCGGAAAACTTCGGTCGGTACGATCGGGGTGCCCACGCCGAGCCGGAACGATGCCGGGCCAACGAGCCACGTGTGATAGATGCCGGTCGCAGTCTGCGCGCCGTTGGAACTGTCGCCTGCCGGGTTGGGCATACCGTCATCCACGATCACTCGACGACCGAGGAACGTCGGGATGTTGGTCTTCCCCTCACTGTCGGGGATGAAGTCGATCAGGTTGTTCTTCTGAGCAGTCGAGTACACGATCGAGTGCATGAACACTGCGGTCACGTCTTCGGCAGCGTCGCCGAGCAGTGTCGCGGTGTCGATGAACGCCCCTGCGGAGAAGTTGGTCACGCCTGCGGTGAACGATCCACCCGAGATATCATGGGTGAGGTCGCCCGTGTGGCCGTAGGCCGCATTCATGCCGATGCTGCCTGACCGGCCCAGAGTGGGATCGGTCAAGGCGTTGTTGGCGAAGATGCCGTTGGCAACCGCGACGAACGCGCGCTGCAACCGGCGGACCCAATAGTCAGAAACGCGGGAAGCGATGCTCTGCATCGGGTCGGCGCCGGCAAGGGCGGTAGCCAGACGCATGGTGCTCCACGAACTGTTGCGCGACAGTCGCACTGCGACTTCGGCGGAGGTCTGGGTGATGTTGGGGGTCGAGGAAGTGTTCGGGTCATCGCTCGAAACGTTCTCGGCCGGGTCGCCGATGTCCTGCCAAGACGGGACCGTGAAGGTCAGGCCGCCACCGGCAAGCAAGTTGTCAAGGAAGTCGTCACGAGCAGCAACACCGCTCTGGATGATGGCGGTCTTCTCCATCGTGAGTTGCTGGGTGTAGGGGGTGAAAATAGCGGGGACAATAACGTCCGCGATTTGGGTGGAGACGTTGGCCATGGTTTAATTCTCCGATGGGTGCCGCATGCGCGGGCTGGGGTGAGTGGCTTTTCAGCTTCTCCCCATGGAGAATATCTGATGCTGTGATCGCGGCGTCCCGGGCATCCGAGGAAACAAGTCACTGCAAATTCTATACGCGGAAGATTACTTCATAAAATCCCGATCTACAACTGGGAAATACGCGCAAGCGAAAACATCCATCTGAATTACGAAAAACTCTATGCTACGCGAGGTTTTATTGAAAATCAGTAGCCTTCATTGACGTCCTGTCATCGCGCGGCTCATACCATCCTTTGCCGCCATAGATATCTTTGACGGACTGGAAGTAATCTGTGTAAAGGGGAGCAATGTTCTCCAGCGAAAACTTCTGTCCCCAGTCTCGGCAATCTTCAGACTGGATCAAATTGATGTTGCGCGCGGCCCATTCGAACTGCTCGAATGTCTTGCAGCGATAGCCTGTCACACCGTGTTTGTTGTATTCGGTGAACGCTCCCCAATCCGACGAGATGACCGGAGTGCCTGAGATCATGCTCTCGATCTGAGTGCCGCAGAAGGGCTCCAAGAAGGTCGAAGCGCAGATGGTGGCCCGCGCGTGTCTCAGAAGCTCACGTCGCTTGTCTGGACCAACGACACCGGCAAACTCGACGAACTCCGTGTCCGGCTCCCATGCGTCCGGCTTGCCAGCGACGATTAGCCTCGTCTTGGTCGCCTCCGCGATCTGCTTGGCAATGTGAAGCCCCTTCGCGGGTGTAGCTCGGCCAAGGAGCAGGAAGTAGTCATGCTTGTGGGGTGAGTATGTGAACTCGTCAAGATTGAACGCGTTCGGGATCACGGCGTCATACCAGAAATCGTTGCTGGCGCTGACGGCGGCCTTGTTGCCTTGATAGCCGTGCATGATCGCGTAGCTCTCATAGACTTTGAACTTCGCGAACGTGCCATTGGGGTATCCGATGCCGCTCTCAACCGTGATCAGGTCCGGATGCGCCATGGCGATGGACTTATGCCAATCGCCGAATGTGCAGAGCAGAAAATCGCCCGGCTGCTTGCGCACGGCGATTGCTTCGATGGTGTTCTTGTAGAACGACAGATAGCATTGATCAGTTTGCTTGAACGCTGGCCAGCCATCCTTGTGCCAGTCGTGACCGGGATACGACCGCTCAAGATCGAAATCGTTAGTGACCGAAACACTCTCGTCGCAGTCCACTTTCGAATTCATGTGACCATAGTGGATGACCTCATGACCTTCGGCCTTGAGCATCTTGCAGAGCTTGACGACTTTCTGCGTGAAGGCGCAGTTTGAGTATTCAGGGGTCGAGACAGTGTGAGCCAAGCCCAAAACGTGGAAACGAAAAGGCATAGTTTAACTCCTTATGACGCACGAGAAAAGACGCACCCCCAATTTGGGGGATGCACTTATACGGAGAACGCTGTTAGACGGCTTGGGGCTTGGTATCGCCGATCTTCGAGCCCACCAGCGCGGCAATGTCAGCAGCCTTGGCCGGATCGGCCTTGACCAACAGACCTTGTTTGGTGACATTCCAACCCGCTTTACTAAAGGGGTTGTTCGCGCCGTGATATGCGCCGCCACCGCTCTTGCCCAACGGGCCAGAGCCGCCGCCAACCGAGGGCGGCCACCAATGCGGTGACTTCTCGATCTCGTCTTTAAGCCATTCAGTGGGGGTGAGCCCTGCCACAGCACCCGAGTTGTCCTTGGTGATGATGCGGCCATCTTCCGTACGTTCGAAGACGGTCTGACCCCGCATCGCAACGTCGCCGATAGCACTCGGCAGCACCTTGGCAATAACCGCCGCGTCGCGAATGGCGCGAGCGATATCGCCGGACACGATGGTCTGGCGCAGTTCGACGGTCTCCGCATCCTTAGCAGCCGTGGCGGCCTTCGCCGCTTCGAGTTGCTTCTGGAGAACGGTCTTGTCGCGCTCGACCGGCGCAACCATTTGCTTGACGCGAGCCTGAATGATCGGCTCCAGTTTCGCCTCGTCGATGGTGCCATCTTTTTTGATGGCATCCAACTGAGCCTTGGTCTCTTCAAGCTCGGTGGCCTGCGAGTGGTATACTTCCACATCGACGCCCTCGTAACCCTTGAGGGCATCCTTGACGACCTTGTGGTCAGCCTTTTCCTTGCGGAGGGCTTCCGTCACGCGGTCGATATCGGCTTGGGTCTTCACGCCCGTGACGCCGGTTAGCTCCCATTTCCCGTTCTTCTCGGTGTAGAGAGTTCCAAAGCCCTCCGGTATTTCCTCTTTTGTATCGTACAAAGTTTTTAACATAGTAAATATCCTCCATAGTCACCCGAGCGGACATCCGTTCGGGCACCGCTCATGCGGATTTGCGATTTCGTTTCTTGCCCGGATAGGCCCAATTGATCGGCCCAGACTGAAATGGTCGCTCCAAAAAGAGTGCACGTAGACGTAACCGTCTTGGGCTATCTATAAATCCATCGACCTGTCCGGTATTGCAACCATGACAACACCATCCGCGAAAGCGTCCGGTATCATGACAGTGATCAAAGTGCAGAGTTTTGTTTGGTGCTCCACCGCAACATTCACAGTTCTCAGGTCGCGGACGATTTGGTATTTCAATTGGCATTTTGTGAGTACTGGCGAGATGTTGAGCCCTAACTTTGGGTGTCTGCTCCCGCACGGTCATAGCCGCTTTACGCTCTGGTGTCTGATGATACACTCTTCGCTTAGCCTTTCGTCGAGCCCGGACTTCTGGATTTCGTTGTTGCATCAAGCGCGCTGCCTTGCATTTCGGCGTCTGCGCACGCGCACGCCTACGGGCGCGTTTAGCTTTCGGAGACTGATCGGCAAAGGACGAAGCACGTTTACGTCTAATCTCTCCATTGGGGTGATCTTTGTGCCACTTAGCCTCACGCCACGCATTGAGACGCGTCCTCTGCGCTTCAAGCGATTGATTGGCATATGGCATAGCTAAGTCCTCCTAACTCATACGTCAGACATCTGACGGATGCCCGCCCATGCGGGTTTTTCGTTGTTTCAACAGCCCATGCCCAAGGCGATAAATCTGCTGCCGGGTGACCTCCGTCTGGCCATCGGTACCGTTGTTACGGCGAGAGCCAAGGACACGGTGAGCGATATCAGTGTTGCCTTCCCCTGCGGTCAGGCCGATACTGATTGCAGTCTTGATACGCTGAACATCGTTATGACAGAGCGCTCGCGCCCATGTCGCAAGCTCATACCCGTGAATTTTCAGGTTCTTCGGCTTGTCCGAGCCGTCATGGACCTCGTCTGGATTGTAATTGGTCATCTCTGATCGCCCGATCTCCAGCCGCGACTTTGCTGGCGCTGATCTTGACGCGCCTGCTTTCGCTGCTGTTGTTCGCACGACAGCGGCGGCGGTTCGTTCGCACTAGGTTTCTGTTGTGCGATCACACTAGGTTCGGGCTTATCAGACATTAGGCAGCTTATTCCTCAAATGGCGGAACGCCCGCTTGATGTGTTTCTCTCGGATCGTTGCGATCTTCTTGGCGAGGTCGTTTCCGGCTGTGATCGCATCGGAGACTTTGGTTCGATTGATGCCGGCGACGTCCATCAAGTCGCCCTCTATCATGTCTCGGATCGCGGGCTCGCTCGCGTCGATATGATTGACCGCCTCCATGAACGCGACGATGATCTCTTGCGTGAGCGGGTCGCGCCACTCTTCCGCGCTCAGGCGTTTTAGGACCTCTTTGAAATCCTTGAGCGGACCATCTTTCGACTTGTCCACGAGGTCGGGATGCGCCGCAAAGACCGCAGCCGCCGCCGCGTCCATATCGGTAGGAGTGGGGACATCTTCCGGAAAATCAGGGTCCGAAATCCAAGGCGCGAATTGCTCTTTCACAGCTTGATACCTTTCTCAATCGCCAGCTTCTTGAACTCAGTCGCGTAGTCGGTATTGAGACGTTCCGTGCTGCGGCTCCCCATTTTTGTGTAGAGCCGCTTTTCCGGATACCACCACGTCGCTTGCATGTCGGCGATAGTCATCTTGTGTCCTGCATCTGCTAACTTCGCTTGAGCCTGATCGAACACGTCTCGGATGTGTTGTCGCTGGCCGCCGCCTGACGGCTGGTCCTTGATGCCGTCAACAGCTTCTTCGTACCTCTCCGCAGCATATATCAGTTTCGACTTGACTTGCTTCCCCGCGTCGAAGTCTTCGCGGTTATCCTTAAAATTCTTGCTATGCGCGAGACGAATTTGGGCGGCTAGGTTAACCATATCTTCTTGGCCTTTGGGGATCAGCTTGCCCTCAGCCTTGAGCGCGGCCTCAAATTTCGCTTGCGGCTTGGCTACATCTACGGTCCCGGTCAGCGTCCCGGTGAGGCGCCCCCAGCCGCGCATCAGCCACATATCGGCAGTCAGCGGCTTGAAATTTCCATTGAGGTTCTGATAAAAGCCCTGCCCGATCTTGGGCCCCAAGACAGCGGAGCCATAGACCTTGGTCGAGACGTTTTCGCCGGTCACTTCGTAGCCCATCTTTTTCAACTCGCCGACCGTAAACTCCTGATCAAAGAACTTCCGCGTACCCTCAACGCCGCCCTTGGCGATAAGCGCGTTGAGCTTCTCGAAATTGTTGTTGTTGATCTGCCCGCTGGCTTTGCCCGCCGGCACGTCAGTTGGAAACTTCCCCGTCTTTTCGAAAGCGTCATAGACTTGGTCAGCGAGCTTCGTATTGATTTGAACCGTCTGGTTTTGACTTGTGACTGCCATCGCCGTCGTGAATGCAAACTTTGCCGCTGGATTATTCTTCAACTCGGGATGCATCTTCTCCGCGATGCTCATGGCGTCTTTCATTTTGCTCGTATACCAGTCCTCCGCGTCCTGTCCGCCGCGCTTCAACTCGTCTTCGATTTCCGAAGCAATGGCACTCGAAATAATGTTATCCTCTTTCGGGTCTGATTTTCCTTTTCCCTCCGGTGGATCGATCACACCGCTTTCGATACCCAACGCTTTGAGCGCCGCTTGTCCGCGTGCGTTCAACTCTTTGGCGATATCGCTGTTGCTCCGCGAGCCAGCTTTCACAGTCTCGGGGCTATTCAGCGTTGTGTTGACCGTGAGCTTGTCATAATGCCCAGAGCCACCACCTGATTGCCACTTACCGTGGTCGTCGCGCGGTTCGTCGGGATTGTAAACCATTAGCCGCAGTCTCCCGGAGATTGCCCGCAATAGTGCCAATGCACGCTATCCAGACACGCCACGCGGGCCGCCGCGTCATGACGCGGGCAGTCCTCGCCCTGACCGCTGCCCGAGCAAAAATTGCAGACACCATCGTCGCTGGGTGGCGTGAGCATGAAGAAACCGAAGACCGCTGCCGCGCCTACGGTCAGCACTATCCAAGGCCACTTCACTTCTTGGCCTTTCCAGTGCTAGAGCCTTTCGCCCCGAGCTTGCGCTGGAGCGGGACCGGCGACCCCCGCGTGTGACCCTTTGCGCGAGCGGTCGGCTTGATCGGTACGTTCGAATTCGGCGGGGTCGGCCCTGCGGGACCGGGCGCCGGCTGACCCGCTGGTGCAGGAGATGGTCCGGGTCCGGCGGCGGAAGGCGGACCGGGTTGCGGATTAATCCCGTCATCCAAGAAAGTATCATCGGTGATCTGCTGTTGAAACGGACCCACCATAATTCCCAGCATGGAGGATGCTTCTTCTTCGATCTGCCAGTTTTCCTGTTCAAAATCCATCTCCGTCATGTCATTCATCTGCATCATGCGATGCATCGAGCGAAGCGACAACGGCAGACCGAGTTGCTTGGCCTGCATGAATGCAAGCAGTGCCGCGCCGGCAACGGTCTGATCGGCGAAGTCTGTAGTCGGATTGACCGATACTTCGTTCGGGTCTTCCCCGATCCACTCGGCACAGAAACGGAGTATCTGTTCGAGGCCTTGTCCGCCGCACTGGGCGACGGATGAAATCGTGGTGGTGCGCGCGGCGACACGAATGCGCAGCGGTTCGCCAACCTCGCCTCGGGCATTGCCTACGTCCAAGAATGCAACACCGAGCGCCTGAGCTTCGTCCTGATCGGTCTTGAGGGCCTGACGCATCTCTCCTAAACCGGACGCTTGCACGCCGATGTAGTAGGCCTCGCCGCCCATGCGGAGATCGATCATGCCCTTGTTGCCGATGCGCAATTGACTAGGCGCAGCTTCGTCAACCGAGCCTCCGACGATCACGAGCGTGCTCTGGCCCTGCATGTACAGGGTTTGCCGGTAGTCGGCCTCAGCTCGATAGATCACGAGCGCGAGGTTCGACAGGCCGAGAAGTGGGGACACTTCCGGTTCAGGTACAAGGTCGTTCGCTCCGATGAAGACGAACGGAATAGCGTCGAGCGTCACGCCCGCGATGGATGGATAGATGAAGTCGGCCATGACCGGCATCGACGTATCATTGACTTTCACGCACACGGCGAATGGTGAACCCTCGGGCGGACGTTCCCATCCACTCTCAAGGCTCTCGGGACCCCCACGCGTCAGAACGCGATACTTACGTTCAGTCTTCCACGTGAAGCCCTCGCGCCGATACCCGCTCTCGTCGAGCACGACGAGTTCAAGCTCGTTGCGCCCCTCATTGAGCTTGCCCGCGTCCCAGTTGATGATGCGCATCGGATCGTAAAACGTGATATACGGAAGTGCCTTGTCGGCGTCTACGCCTTGCGGCGCGTCCGCGAGGAGGCCACAACGTCCGTAAAGAAGCTGATGCGTGTTGATCTTGCGCAGAAGAAGTTGCAGACCTTCGCCCTGAATGGTAGCCGCTTCCATCATGCCTTGAAGACGCGGCGGCAGTTTGATGACAGCGGCCTTTGAATGCATTATCCCCACCATTGCTTTGATGGCATCCTTGAGAACGTCGTGAAAATACGCTCGCATCAGGTATGCATCATAATCCCTCCAACCGGGGGACTGCGGAGTTGTCATGCCATCGGCTACCATCCCCTCCGTAGCCGGAAGATAGTCTAACCTCTTGGACTTGACTGCACGCTCACCCGCATAGCAGTCAGCGAGTTGAATATACTCACCGAGGCGTTCAACAAACTCGGGATGACGGTCGATTAAAGACATGGCAGTTTCCTTTCGAGGACGTGCGGTCCTAGCACGTCGTTAACCATAATGTCAAGCTCCAACACGTCGGGTCGTCATTCCCGGGGCGCTGTCGAAGCGCAGCATATAACGCGTTTCATCACCATTGTGATCCTCTGCCTCATCGTCAACGTCGTCGATTTTGAGTTCATCTCTAGGTAGTACAGGCACGCAGCGAAGCCACTGCACGCAATTTGTAGTGACAAACAGCCCGGGGATTTCCCGGTAGCCGCCCGGCGGTCGCTTGCTGGCCTTCATCCGTTTCCGGATTTGCTCCCAGCCCTGTTCGCGTGAACCGGGTCCCTTGTCGGCTCGCTCCCAGAAGATGCCGCGATGTTTGACACCGTTGAGCATGACCGGCTTCTCGAAGTCGTTCGCGATGGAAATATCCGACCCGTTCGTGTTGTCGTCGAAGATCGAACTATCGGCCGGTCCCCGGCTCACCCGTGTCCAGTTGGCGTCGCGATCCCGCAAGCCCCATTTGATCTCGCGCTCGATAATTCCACGAGCGATATCAGCAACGAGCATGCGCGAACCTTCGTTCGGCTGTCCGCGCCATCCATACCACTCGTTAATGCGGAAAAGGTCTCCGCGCACAGTCGCGCGTGAGCGACCTTTCACCACGGTGCCGTCCGAGTTTATCTTGTCGCGCAACTTCAAGTCCGTGCCGTCGCTTCGTGCGTACCAGCCGACAGAGAACGGCTTCGATGAACCATGGTCGTAGGCCCGATAAATTCTCCAGCCCGGTGGTACGTCGAACGGGTCAACGACGACCGCGTCGCGATATTCTCCCCAGATGTCGTCGAACATGCCGCCAGCAACGATGTCCCATGAGCCATCGAGCCATGCCGCCAACTCCGACGAATTTCGTGCAGAGGTCTTGATGCGCCCCTTGTACTCAGGGTCGGCATGCAGCAGCAACACGTTCTCGTCGAGATAGCCGTGGATCGCGCGGCGCGGCGGCTCGGTATTGCCATCTTCGTCCTTGCTGTCTGTAATGAGAGGACCGACCGTAGGCTTTCGTCCGTCTATAATTGGTCCGTTGATTGGTAATCGCCAGCGCGCCTTGACCCAGTTGTGGCCGACACCGTAGGGGTTCGTCGTCGAACGGATTTTGCGCGGCATTCCCTTGGCTGTCGAACGCGAGCAGGAGAACATGCTCTTGTAACAATCCGGGCTTGGCCAGTTCGTCAACTCCTCCCATCCTATCCATGGATAGGAATTAGATGATATCCAGACGTAGCCGTTCTGCCGCACGACGAAAGCGTGATTTGTTTTCAGCCCGATACAGTAGACAGGTCCGTCATAATGCGGTTTTTGCCAATCATCATTCTGACCTCGAAATGTAAAACTGGTTTTCGTGAAATGGATATTAACAACATCATCGTTCGTGCCTACGGCGTATCCGCACTTGATCGCCACTTCTGCGATATCATCCCGAAGTTGGGGAGACATACTTTCATATTGGCACGTCTTTCCGTTCTCGTTTATATGCCCGTCACCGAAGATCGCTGCGTCGAGCATAATTTTTAACAGGCGTGGTTCCGCATCTAGCATCCATCTCGGGATGAACTTCTCATAGCTGCCTCCGAGTGGATGAACTTCGGCCCACATCTCAGCATGGTGAAATACGAAGCCCCCTGTGTCCTCGGAAAATTCAATCCCCATTCGTGTCAGTAATGCGTGGATGGCGGCGCGGCCATCAGCACGCTTCTGCGATAGTGTAACTCGCTTCCGATTACGCTCCAAAGTTTTGAGCGTTGAACCCTCACTGACAAACCAACCCATAAATTCGAAGTAGTCTTCGGCGGCGAATGTCGTTGGCTGCACTTTCATACGCGAAGTCTTCAGGACTGCGGGCAATGTCACTGACGTATGCGACGACCCAACCCAATCGACCACTCGCCGGATTTTATCTCCTTGTACAAGGTCCTTGAATGGGACGCCTTCAATCAGGCTCCCGCGCTCTACCATGACCCGATGTTCCGGGGTCATTGCCATATGAGAAAAATGCGTATCAAGCGTTGGCAGTTCTCCGGTGTAATGCTCGCGAGTGACATGACCTACGATGTCCGGCGTAAGTGTGCCGTCTGGCGCGACTGAGTATGCCTCATCGCCGATCTTGAATGATCGAATATCTTTCCAGCCGCCGGGCGTCAATACTTCACCATTTTTTATACAATGCCCATGATAATTGTCGTAGTCGCTTCTCACGTCGAAGTGGGCAAAGTACAGGCGCTCGCCTGTCGGCCACTCCCACATCGTTTTCACTTCGTTGTAGATCGCCTCCGGCCAGATACGCTTGATCCACTTCTTCGACTTCTCAATGATGTCGCGCAACTGCGGATGGGTTTGTCGAAAGAGGATGCCCCTCCATTCTGCGCCCCACCCCTTGCCGACTTCCTGACAGAAGTCCATGAGAAGCGCGTCGGTTTTTCCCGGGCCACGTGTGCCCTCGTATAGAACTTCAACCGTCGTATCCAATAGAAAGAAAACCTGAGAGCCCGGCTGCGGTGCCCACACAGCCTCTTTAAGGTCACCGTTATTGTCATAGTAATACGGAACGAATTCCGTCCCTTTGCGCTTGAACATAGCGGCGGCGGGATATCCCATTATACTCGTGCCTCCGCCGCCCTCTTCGCTTCTGGTGAGGTCTTTCTCATTCATCATCCTCGGCGTCATCAAAAATAACAGGAGGCAGCCCTTCTCGCCTGTATTGATCTTCAAGTAAAGGCAAATCTTCTGGCTTATCGAGTTTCATCCCAACCACGAGCACGCCGCCGCGCACGTTGACATCCACGGTAGCCTTGTTGCCATATACATCCGGTCGGCGAGTTTTCAGGATGAACATCGCAAGGTCGGGGTCCATTTTCCAGACCGTCTCCGGCACCGGGGCACCGAACTGGTCGAGCAGATAGCATTCCGCGCTGTCTTCGGGATCACCGAGCATTCGCGCAATCGTTACTCTTTCAGGGTCAAGCTTGTATTTGACACGGCCTTGATACGTGAGAGCTTCATCGTAGCCGGAAGCTCGTCGTATCGTCGCGGTCTCGACCCGCCCGACACCTACCAGCATCGCGCTATCCCATGCCTCATGAAAGCGAATGGTATCGTCTTCATTGGCACTCTCATCACCATCGCCGAGAACCATGTCGAAACCGTCTCCCGGACGACCTTCGAGAGACCGTTGAAGCCAGTATTTAAGGGTTGAATAGTCAATACCTATGCGTCGAGCCGCGTCGGATGCGACAGGCATCTCCGCCACGTAGCTGAGCAGTCGTTTGAGGTTTTCAGGGGTATTCTTTCGCGGTCTTCGGGGAGCCCGGATACCTAATACAGCGTTTGCTGCGGCATTGTCAGGACCGTTTACCGGGTAGCTGCGCGAGCGCTTAAGCAGGGCTAGGCTTGCTTCTCCCATAGGGCGCGACTTGGGCGCTTCATCCACGAGAATTTCGGCATCAGGATCATCAGGATCATCAGGCTCTGGCCCAAGAAGGTCGTCTAGATCAATATCTCCGCTCATGCGGGTCTCCTCCGTAGTGCGCTGACCCACGTCAGCGGGGCTCTCACATGAGATGCCTCTTCTTCATGCGCGAACGCGCGCAGTCATCTGCGCGCGGAAGCGAATGGTCTTGGTAGTCGTCAGCGGAACAGGAGAAACAGGATAAGGATGATGAAGATCAATCCAAAACCACCAGTGACACCGTGACCGTAGCCGTAGCCCGGTCCGCCATTGAAGCTGAATAGGCCCCCGCCGAAAAGCAGAAACAGAATGATAAGAGCGATGATCATGGCAATCTCCTATTTGCCAAGCTGCGATCGAATGGTCGAAGCTCGGGCTTGACTAAGCTTGTCACTCGGATAATTTTCCAGATGTTTTTGTATACCTTCAAGTTGACGCTCTAGGCGTTTTTGTATACTCGAAGGTGCACACGTGTTATTCGTCGGCTTCTTGTCGGGCATTGGCATCAAATTTTGCCGTCCCAGCCCGACAGCCCATCATGCGGCGGAGGACGATGCGACATAAACGGCGGCGCAGAAATCTTGCCGTCATCCGGCTTGGGATCACCTAATGCTTCAGCAACGTCCGCTGCTGGGAGCAAACCTCGGGCGACGTGACAGCCCTTGTTGAAAACCTGTAGGTTAACAAATCCGGGGGTGGACGATGAGAAAAGCAAAATCAGATCAGTAGGCGGCATGTCCTCGATCTTGCTCAGCTTGACGAGTTTATCGCCTTCGATCCGTTTGATTAGCTTGACGTGCGGAGGAACAGTCGCCATCAGCATGTCCGTGGTCATACAGACGACGGGGGATGGAGCCGGCGCTGTAGCTGCCGGAGTATCCGGGCTCTCCGAGTTCGGGGCCATGGTGGCGAGCGCGGGAGACGCAAACAGAGCGACGGCGACCAGCGCCGGGATCAATTTCAACACGTGGGCTTCTCCGTTATCGTTGAAACGAACTGTTGGTGATCGGACCGGACGCGCGATGAGTATTGATGGCCGGGATTTTGCCGGGCGCAGCGGGTGACTTCATGCCGGGATGGATCGGCACATTTCCGTCAGCGAGCTTGCGCGTCTGCCAGTCGGCAGTTCCGTCACTTGTGCGGGATGGGATAGTGGCCTGTGGCAGAAAGCCCGAAACGGTAGGCTTGTCGCCCGGCATATCTGAACTAGGACCACTAAAGCCGTTTTCTCCATAGCCAGAGTTATCCGGCTTTGCATTCGATGGAAACTCCGGCATCTTCGATCCTACAATAAGTTCCGCCATGGGTCGTTCTCCTTATCTCGCAACCATTTCGCGAGAGCTTCGATTTCATCTACGGTTGCGTCGCGCTTGAGTGTGTTAGCGCGAGAACTTATGATCGCAACATTACCGGGCCGATATCCATGCGCCGGAATTATCTTATCAATTGAGGCGCAATCGGGATGGTGTGCCGTCCCTTCGCCGCCTCCATATATCAATTCGATCCCGAGAACCGGACAGTGAGTGGGTGGTGGAGATAGGTCTCTTACGAGCAGTTCTCTCAGTTCGGCAGTATCACTTTTTGGGCCGTACTGCCGATAGAGTGCTCGTTTAACCAAAACTCTTACCGGCTCATTTTCCTTTAGTCGCCGCCAGCGGCGTCTAGCCATTTCTTGTAGATGTTCTTTGTTCTTTGTATACCGGATTTTCGCATCGGCTATTCTTTTAACACTGGATTTGGCGTAGGATGCCATCCAATACGTTCTGTACTTCTCCGGGTTCGCTTGACGGTCAGCCGCTGCTGCTTTGTTTTTGCGAGCGCGAGCCGCTACTGCTTTTGGGGACATATCCATGCCATGGGGCTTACCATGGCGTGGTTAATTCGTCAAGCTACGGGGCGACCGAGCCGACCGGCTTCGTCGAGAATTTTCTGGCCGATGGTGTCATTGACGCCCTGACCGTTCGCGTCTTTCATGCCCCACGAAGCTGCGTAGCTCTTGGGCTGACGCCGAAGGTCCTTATCCTTGGGC